ACAGTAGTTAGTTCTGGAACAGCAAGTAGATCTACAGACTTTGATGCTATTGGTGAGTTATCAGGTCAAATGGTTATTATCAACCAAGGTTCAACTAATGATAATACTATGTGGCTTTGCACAACTAATAATACAGTTACTCTTGATTCAGATTCAATAGCATTTACAAAAGTAACTCCACAAAATGTTGGAGATGTTACTTTAACTGGAACTCAAACTTTAACAAATAAAACATTAACATCACCAATTATTGATGGTAATGGTGCTGTCTTTGAAGGAGCTACAGCAGATGCTTACGAAACTACTGTAGTACCTGTTGATCCAACAGCAGACAGAACACAATACTTGTTAAATCAAACTGGTTATGTTGCATTGTTAAATGCAGCAACAACTACAACAATTACTTCTACACCAGCAGAACTTAATATTTTAGATGGAGCTACTTGCACAGCTACAGAATTAAATACTATAGATGGCGATACAACAGCAACTTCTACAACTTTAGCTAATGCTGATAGATTAGTAGTTAATGATGATGGTACAATGAAACAAGTAGCATTAACAGATGTTAAAACATACTTAAATAGTGCTGGGTATGTAACAGACGACCCAACAGCACTAGCTATAGCTTTAGGATAATTAACAATAAAAGGAGAAAACACAAATGGCGAATACATTTAAAGTAGTTACATTTGCAGCAGAACCAGCATCAGCAGGTACACCTTACAAAATGTATACTGTCGCTGGTAGTACAACTACTGTCGTTCTTGGTTTAATCTTAACTAATATTCATTCAACAGCAGTAACAGTGGAAGTAGAATTAGTTAGTGATACAGGAAGCAGAGGTGGTGCTAATAATGTAACTAATGGAACATCTTTCTTAGTGAAGGATGTAACTATTCCAGCAGGAAGTTCATTAGAACTTTTATCTGGTGGAAAAGTAGTTATGGAAACAACAGATTATTTAAATATAGATTGTTCAGTAACTGATAAAGTTTCAGGAACATTATCTATAATGGAAATAACATAATAGGAGAATAATATGGGTTATATAGGCAAACAACCTACAGCAGTTCCTTTAACAAGCTCTGATTTAGCAGATGATATTGTTACAGCAGATAAAATAGCAGACGCAGTAAAATTTGGAAAAATTTTACAAGTTATTAAAAAAGAAGTTTCATCTACTATTACTGAAAGTGTTAGTGCCAATTCTTTAGGTAGTGCTATAACTGGTTTGGCTACTGCAATTACACCAGCAGCAACAACAAGTAAAATTTTAATAATGGCAGATTTTAATGTTGGTAGAGATAGTAATGATGGAAATTCTCAAGTTGGTATTCAATTATTAAGAGGAACAACTCTTATTGGAAATGGTGATGCTGCTAGTAGTAGAACTCGAGTAGCATGTATTACTGATGTTTTAGATGATGATGTTTTAGAACATATGAGTTTAAATCATATAGACAGTCCAAGCTCAACTTCAGAAGTTACTTATAATTTTAAATTTTTAAATGCAGATGGAGACACATCTAATTTATATATTAATAGATCACATGGAGATGCAGATGGATCTCATTCTGGAAGAACATCTTGCAATATAACTTTAATGGAAATAGGAGCATAATATGATTTTAAAAGCAATAATGGCAATAAATCCTAATGCAAGAGCAAGAGTTACTGATGATAATATTGAACAAATTGAATGGTTAAATGGAACAACACCAATTTCTAAAGCTGACATAGAAACTAAAATGGCACAACTTCAAACTGCTTATAATGCTAAAGAATATCAAAGAAAAAGAGCAAAAGAATATCCATCAATAGCAGATCAATTAGATGACATCTATCACAATGGAATTGATGGTTGGAAAGCTACAATTAAAACAACAAAAGATAAATATCCAAAGGAATAATTTATGGCATATATAGGAAAAGAACCTCAAGTAGGAAATTATCAAATCTGCGATGCAATAAGCGTAGTCAATGGTCAAGCTGCATACACAATGCAAGTATCATCTACTAATGTATCGCCAGAATCAGCTAATCACATGATCGTATCTTTGAATGGTATCATTCAAAAACCAGGATCATCATTTACAATATCAGGATCAACAATTACCTTTGCTTCAAATTTAGCAACAGGAGATGTTATTGATTATATTATGTTGCTAGGCAATGTACTTGATCTTGGAACACCAAGTGATAATACAGTTACAGCAGCAAAAATTGGTTCTAATGCAGTTACAGCGGCAAAAATAAATAATGATATTATTTCTGGCACAACAGCTTTGGCAGAAGAACCAGCAGATACAGACGAGTTTTTAGTTAGTGATGGTGGTACTTTAAAAAGAATAGACTATTCACATATTAAAGGTGGAGGTACACATACTTTAATCAGTACAACAAACATTACAAGTGGTGTTTCAAGTGTTGTTTTATCAAGTGTTTTTACAGACACTTATAGAGATTATTTAATAGTTTGTTCTGCTATGCACCCAGCTAGTCAAGATGTTAATTTCCATATTAGATTTTATAACGCATCAGGTGAAATATCATCAACTTATAGATTTATTATGATGGCGCTTGATGATGGTGGTTCTTCTCAAAATTCAAATAGTACAAATGACGCAGAGGGTAGAATATTCAATTCTCGTGGTGTAGGTGGTGGTAGCCAACAAGCATTTAATGTTAAAGGTACAATATTTTACCCAAAAAACTCTAATCATTATACACATTTTGATTATCAAGGATCTTGTCATAATGAAAATGATGGTAAAAATCTTTCTGAAGTAGGATCAATTACTTACGAGGGAACAGATGCAATAGTAGGAATTAAATTTTTTATGTCATCAGGAAATATAGATACAGGCAATATTAAAATTTATGGAATAACATAGGAGTTAAACAATGGCTCTTAAATTTGCTAACAACAATTCCTTATCAGCAATCACAGCTTTACCAGCTAGTGTTAGTGGTGGTGCTTGGACTTTATTATCTACACAAACAGCTAGTTCTAGTGCAACATTATCTTTTACAAGTGGAATAAATTCTACTTATAAAGAATATATTTTTAGAATTATTAATGTACATCCAGCAACTGATTCAGTAGATTTTCAATTTAATTTATCTGTTGATACTGGCTCTAATTATAATGTTACTAAAACATCAAGCTATTTTAGGTCATTTCATTTTGAAGACGATTCAGGCCAAGGTGTAACATATCAACCAAATGAAGATTTAGCACAAGGCACAGGTTTTCAAAATTTATCTGATAGAATAGATAATGATAACGATGGTTCTTGTTCAGGAATTTTACATTTATTTGATCCTTCATCTACAACATTTGTAAAACATTTTGTTTCAAGATTTAATAGGTCTTTTGGTGATGATCCAGTTACAGCAGATGATTTTATGACAGGTTATGGTAATACCACAAGTGCTGTAGATGCTGTGCAATTTAAATTTAGTAGTGGCAACATAGACTCAGGAGTTATAAAATTATATGGCGTTAGTTAAATACAATAATAATTCTATAAGTTCTGTTACTGCAACAGCATCTTTACCAGCAGGTGCTATGACTTTAATTAAAAGTCAAACAGCTTCTTCAAGCTCTAATATCAGTTTTGTTCATGGAACATCTGATGTAGTTTTGGATAACACATATCCTATTTATTTATTTAAATTAATTAACATACACCCATCTGCACAAGCATTTTTTGGATTTAATTTTAGTACAGATGCTGGTTCTAATTATAATGCAACTAAAACTTCTACTAATTTTAGAGCATACCATTCGGAAGCAGATTCTACTGATTTAGATTATAAAGATGGTGATGATATAGCACAAGGAACTGGTCAAGTTCTTACTGCTGGAAATTTAGGAACTGGAAATGATGAATCATTATCAGGAGAATTATGGCTTTTTAACCCAGCATCAACTACTTATATAAAACATTTTATATGGAGATCATCTTGCGTACAATCTGCTCCAGCCGCATTTGATTGCTTTGTAGCTGGATATGTAAATACTACAAGCGATGTTGATGCAGTACAGTTTGCAATGGCATCAGGAAATATAGACGCTGGAACAATTAAACTCTATGGAATTAGGGATAGTTAATGAGCATAGTTAAACTTAATAATAATGGCGTAAAAAACGCAACTGCTTTTGGTAGCATAACAGGATTGGGTCAATTAATCTTTATTAAAAAAATAACTGCCTCATCATCTTCAACTGTATCTTTTGTTGATGGTTCTAGTTCAGTAGTTCTTGACGATACTTACAAAGAATACTTATTTACTTTTAATAACTTACATTTATCTAATGATAATGCACAACCAGCTATAAATTTTTCGACAGATAGTGGAAGTAATTATAATGTTACTAAAACATCTTCAAATTTTTCTGGTGCACATCACGAATCAGATAGTGCTACATTACTTGGTTATAATGGAAGTTGGGACTTAGCACAGGGAACAGGTGTTCAATATTTAACTGCTGGAACTGGAAGTGATAATGATCAATCTGCTTCAGGATTTTTACATCTTTTCGACCCTAGCAATACAACTTTTGTTAAGCATTTTATTGCTATTATGAACTCAAGCACAAGTGATGATTCTTCACAAAATTTATACATAGCAGGATATGGTAATACAACTTCAGCTATTGATGCAGTGCAATTTAGTGTAAGTGCAGGAACAATAGACGCTGGAGATATATGCCTTTATGGTATAGCTTAATAATTAAGAACAATAAATAGGAGAAACAACAATGCCAAGATATAAGTTAGTAAATGGAGAAAGAATCCAATTTACGGCAGCAGAAGAAACAGCTAGAGACGCTGAAGAACAAGCGTTTGCAGATGGAGCTGTAGCAAGAGCACAAGCTAAATTAAGAGCTAAAAGAAATCAACTCTTAGCTGAAACAGATTTTTACGCTTTATCTGATGTTACTATGTCAGCTGACATGGAAACATACAGACAAGATTTAAGAAATTTGCCTGAAGGAAAAGACACTGTTGAAAAATGTGATAACGCTTCATGGCCAATTAAACCATAAGGATAAACAATGGGAAGACATCATTTAATAAACGGAATTAAAGTACCTTTTACTGCAGCTGAAGAAGTTGCTAGAGATGCTGAAGAAGCAGCATGGGCTAAAGAACAAGCAGCAAAAGTTAAAACAGAAGTAAAGCCTTATGTATCTCAAAGAAGATCAGCTTATCCTGCGATAGAAGATCAATTAGATATGTTATGGCATTCTATTGATCAAGATGCAGAACTAAAAGGTAAATATTTTGACTTTCATCAAGCTATACTTGCTGTAAAGTCTAAGTACCCAAAATGATATGGCTAATTCTTACAAATTTAAAGGCGTTGCATTAGCAACAGGTAGTGAAACTGCATTATTAACTGCAGGTTCAGATGAAACAATAATTATAAAGTCTATTAGAGTTACTAATAATACAAGTAATACACCTACTTTATCATTTGATGTTGCTGATAATTCAGCTAGTGCTGAATATACAATACTTAAAACACAGACTTTAGCAGCTAATACTGGAGTAGAAATATTAACAGTTCCTTTAGTTTTAGAAGCATCAGATGTACTTAAGGCTACAATTAGCTCTACAGATTCTGTTCATTTTGGTATAAGTTATCTAGTGATAACATGATTAATTTACATTATATACCAACTAAAAGTGTTAACGAAGTTTGGGGAGTAGTTAAAACAGACATTGCTAACGCTTTAAATAGATCCAATGGTTATGCTTTGGCAGACCATATTAAGAAATGGATCTTAGAAGAAAAAATGCAGTTATGGATTCTTTGGGATTCAGAAGCTGAAAAAAAATCTAAGTATTATGGATTAGTAGTAACAGAAGTAATACAAAGACCATTACAAAGATGTTTGAATATCAAAATTATGACAGGAAGACATCGTGAGAAATGGCAACATTTAATTAAACACATAGAAGATTTTGCATGGCTACAAAATTGCGACTTACTAGAGTTAGTTGCTAGACCAGGGTGGAAGAAAATTCTAAAACCTTTTGGTTATACTGAAAGCCATGTACTATTAGAAAAAAAAAAGGAGAATAAATAATATGTCATCAGGAGGAGGCGGAAATACTGGTAGCACAACACAAACAAATATTGTGCAACCTTATGCTCCAGCAGAACCAGCATTAAATCAGATTTTATCTGAAGCAAGTACAATATACGGACAAGGCCCAGCAGCAGCAGGGTATGTTGCACCTACGACTCAAACTATGCAAGGTCTAGCTGCACAAGAAACTATGGCTAATGCTGCTAATCAACAAATATTAAATACTATTCAGGGACAGTACACTAATCCTTTTTTATCTCCTTTGATTAGTCAAGCTGCTACTGACATTTATTCAAATGTTGCAGGACAATTTTCTGGTGCAGGTAGAACACCTACTTCACCATTAGCTCAATCTACTGTAGTTGGACAAGTAGCTAATAAGGCTTTGCCTTTAGCTTTTCAACAATTAGAAAGAGAAAGAAATAGACAATTACAAACTGCAAGAGCTGTTCCGAGCTTAACAGCTGTTGGAGGACAATTAGAAGACATACAAGCTCAACAACAACTAGCTCCACAGATGGCACTAGATCAATATGCAGGTACAGTATTACCTATTGCATCTGGTTGGGGTACAACAACAGGAACTGGAACTTCTACTACACCAGGAGCAAATCCAATAAGTATGGCTGCAGGTGGTGCAATGACAGGTGCTGCTATGGGAAATATGTTTGGCAATCCTATGATGGGAGCTGCAATTGGTGGTGGTTTTGGATTATTAGGAGGATTATTATAATGGAAAAAATATTAAAAGAAATAGAACATTTTGCACAAGAACACAGAAAAGTAATGATAGCAGTAGGAGTTATTATTGTTATCGCTTTAATCGTATAAGGTTTACATGAAAATCTACAATAAGATTGTCTTAGACAAAGATAATAATATTATCGAAGAAGACCATTTTGAATACAATGGCCCAATTACTTATTGTGGAAGTGGGGGTGAAGCAGGTTCAGCAGGATCCGTGTCAGCAGAAGCTACAGTACCTGAACATTATACTACACATACAACAAGTACAAATACAAAAGGTACAAATACAAAAGGTACAAATACATCTTCTTCAGTTGATTGGAGTGAATCAGATGATTTGGAATCTGATTTTTCAAATGTACAAAGTTCTGCACCCGATACTTATTCTGCACCATCATCAGATAGTTATTCTGGAATGGATAATGAACAAGCAGCAGTACATGATAAACAACATTATCAATCTTGGGTAGAAAAAACTCAACAACCTCAATATGATGGAACTGAAGATCTTGAAGGACAACAAGAAATTGATAGACAATTTGCTATTGATAAAGGTTTAATTACTGTTGATTCACAAGGCAATGTATCTGATGGACCAAATGTTAGAAATGATCAAGGCATTATTGTTAGTCGAAATGATCCAAGTGTTAATAGAGATTTAACATTTTCAGAGCATTGGGCTAATAGACCTGAAGCTATTAAATGGTCTCCAACATTAAGTTTTTTATATGCTAGTGGTAAAAATATTAAGGAATTTTTGACAAAACCAGGCACATATACAGCTGGTAGAGACAAAGACGATTATCAAGGTGGAGACAGTGAATCTCAAATGATGAGAGATGTAGCCCCTTATGCACCTTATATTGTATCAGGAACAACAAAACCTACTAATTCACCTGCAGCTAATTGGTATCAAGGTTTAGGTAATAATACTTTATCAGGTAGCAATTCATTTAATATGGCTAGTGAATATGCTGCAGCTAAAGCAAAACAACAATCAATATTAGGATCTCCTACTCCAATTGGACAACTAGCTGTTAATGACAGTCCGTTTTACAATTGGTTAAAAGAGAGAAATTTAGACAAAGGAATATTATAATATGGCATTATTTGATACATGGAAATGGTTTCAAGGAAGTAAAATGGGTGATGGCTGGAAGACTCCAGACTATGCACCAGGATCTGCTGGTGACCCAATGGGTGAAACAGCAATTCCAGCTAATTTACCTATGGCTATGGGTAAACCACCAGTAAACAATAGAGAAAAAGCTATTATGCAAACATCACAAGGTGATGCTAATCAACAACACTTAGATTGGTTAGGTAGACTAACTGGTGTTAATATGGATAAAGCTAAAAAACAATGGGAAAACAAAGGTGGCTTTGAAGGCTTAATGGCTAACCCTGCGTTTACTATGGGATTAGCATTTATGCAGGCAGGAGCTGAAGGTAAAACTTTAGGAGCTGGTGCTATGGATAATGTTATGAAAGCTGCTGGTATTTCATCAAATTATAAAAGATTAATGGAAGCTAAAGCTGGTGGTGTTAAAGAAGTAACTACTGGTCAAATGGATAAAATTAAAGATGTACTTCAAACCAAAGGTATTGATAAACCAGGTTTCTGGAGAACATGGAGATCTGGTGGTCAATCAGAATCTTATGAACAAGCAGTAGAAGATATTGCATTTAAAGTTCAAGCAAAAGTAGATGCTATGGTTAAATCTGCAAAAGCATCTGGCAAAGATATTGAAGTTGGAAATAGATTATACAAAAAAGTTATAGATGATATGATAGCATCTGGAGAAATCCAGAAAAAAGGTGGAGTTAAAGTTGGTGGTTATCAAGTTATTGATGCTACTTTAGAAGCTAGATCTAGAGGTGGCCCAATTACTAAAGGTAAATCTTATCTTGTAGGAGAAGAAGGCCCAGAAGTAGTAATACCAAGAGAGTCAGCTAAAGTATTATCTAATGATGATTCAAAAATATATGCTATGTTATTAGCAGCTAACCCACAATTACAAAAAGTATCTAGAGCTAGATCCGAGAAGATTCTCAGAAATAGATTCCCTGAATATTTTGAATAGGAGTTTCAATGGTAAAAAAATTTATAGTATCAGCATTATTAAGATATCCTAAAAGTAAAAAGTTTAAAGGTGTTCAAAAACTTAAACCTCAAAAATCAATAACTACATTTAAAAATAGTGAAGCTGAAGCAGCTCAAAGTAAATTTAGAAATATATTTGGAGAGAATCCAGGTTATGGTACAGGTAGAAGTTTTAGAATAGCAGAAGCATCAGAATTAGGTGCTAAAGAATTAGCATCAGCAACAATGCGATCTAAGTGGAATAAACAAATAACTAAATTTGTAACTAGAAAACGATCTACTCTTGCAAGTAGAGTTAAAAATTGGAGAGAAACAAATCTTGCATCTGGTCAATTAAGTGGTGATGCTTTTAAAGTAAGAGAAGCAGCAGCTAATTATCCTTTAGTTAAAAGAAGTTTAAAAACAGCTAAACTTAGAGAATACAAATCAGCATTAAAAGCTGCAGATACTAAAGCTCGAAGTATATATACAAAAACACTTCAAAGATTTACAGGTAAATCTGGAGCAGATCCTTTAAAACATAAGTTAGTAGAAACAAAATTTATAACAAGTAGAAAATGGAAAAAAGGTAAACCTATAGGTGTTACAGATAAAGATATGCTATGGGCACCAAAAGGCCCACAAGGTGAATCCTTTGGTAAAATTTCAGGTGCAGCACATTATGAAAGACAAAGAAGAAAAGATTGGTTTAATAAACCAGAAACAATAAAAGCTCTTACTCAAGGCAAAACTACTAAATCAAAAGTATATGGTTCATGGCTAAAAGATGAAGCAAAGCGTAGAAAAGAATTTTCTGACGCATTTAGAAAAAAGAAGAAGTAGATGGCTAATGATTTTGATGTTAATGAATTTAAATTAAAAGACCCAGTTCGTAGTATCCCTGATGGATTACAAGATCCAGTAAAAGATAAAACGCCTGGGTTTTTCCAGTCTTTACGGAATCCTTTAGATCTTATGCTAGAGGAATCTTTACCAGCATCACTTTATCAATGGATGACTGGTAATACAAAGAAGAAACAAGCTCAAGAAGCCTTAGATTACCTTCGTAATAATCCTCAAGACAGAGGATCTAAAATATATCAAGAAGCAGAAAGAAAATTACAAAGATTTGGTTATCTATTAGATGATGGCCCAATGTCTATTGATATGAAAGAGGTTGGTAATTTTATTAAA